CGATACAGGCCAACCTGACGCATTACCCGCAACAGATCCTGTCCATGTGCGCGGTGCTGCTATCGTTCCATCCACCATGTAGGCTTTGCTGTTAAGCTGAGCAAACGTCACGCTTAAATTCAAGTCAAACCCGGCTGACGCATCCGAAACCGTTGCCGTCCCATCACCCGTGTTAATGGTCAACAGCTTGCTATTGCACGCCACGATCAACGAATCCGTTCCAGCCGAGTTGGTAAACCAAAAGCCCCCATTAATCTTGGCTCCAGACTCATACGCCGAGGCATTGAGGTTATCATACCCTTGCAGGCGTACCGACCAAGCCCCCTCCTCATTGGCATGCATATTAACAATATCCAGCGCATTGGTAGGCTGAATAAACCGCTGGGAACGGTTTTCAATCATACCCCCAATGTTAGAGGTATATTTAGTGGGAATTTGAGGCTTTAACGGTAATTTATCCCTACGACGGGCCATTCCTAAGCCCCTCTTAATTGACGGTATCCGCGTAATCTCAGGCGACGGTAACGAGCCATTTTAGCCACAATCTTGGCCCATTGCTCATCAACATCCGCTTTTGTCACCATCGCATTACCAATAACCTTATAATCAGCCTGGTAATAGAAGATGGCAAACTTTTCCAAATATAATACCCAGCTATCCGGGATCGGGATTGTATTGGCCAGAGCCGTCAGACGGGTCAAATTGGCCGGATGCTCATACTGAATAGTTACCGAGCTAGACCCAGCCGTTAAAATAGGCCACACGCCCAAGCTAGACCCCTCAAAATAAACCGCCTGGATAACCCCGGCTTGCGTGTTCTGAAAGTTAGGATCTTTGTCTTCCAGCACCCCGTAATCGATATAATCAATCTTTCGATCGGGCGTGGCTGTCGTATCCCTAAATGACTTGGGATCAATTTCAAACGGATCTACATCCGTTGCCAGGGCAAACAACCGATTTGTCGCTGTAGCCGTAATGGTTGAGCGCGTGACAAAGGCGGGAGGGTTTAGCTCCCGCACATTGTCAATCGCTTCATTAATACGATCCACCAGATACTGGGTGTCATCACTATCTGAAATTGCACTGATATTCGGGTCCTGCTGAGTAAACCGCAGGACCCGCTTCAGAACGTCTTCCAGTGTACTAGACACGTCGTACCCCGTTAGCCTTACGAGTCGACAACGCAACTACACCCGTCCAACCATTGGCAGACAGTGTGTAACGGATGCGGATGTAAGGTGGGAAAGTATAACGTGGGTTTTTCACCGAATCGAAAAAGCCCGTAACAGTCGGCGAAGCAATCGCGATGTTACCCGAGCTGATATCGTTGCCAGCATTATCTTTCAGTGTGGAAAAATCAGACCCATCAGCCTGGTTTCCACCTTGCAGCAAGATAACCAAGTTAGCTGCACCAGAGGAAGCAGTACAAACTGCCGTCCCGAATACAGCTACCACATCTTCCTGACTGATATCGATAACCGGACCATTATACGCTGCCGTAGTATCCAGCCCAGTCACAACAATATAGTTGCTCCAAGACTGCACTACTTGGCTATTAATTGCCGCAGTTTTGTTGGTTGCTACAATAGTCATTACGAATTAGCTCCTCTAGGAACTCGCTTCGCTTCCTGCACAACCGGCTTGGCTTGTACTTCAGCGGGCGCTGCAACTTCCTCAAGCTTATCCGAAGCGTGTACCACTCCTTCACGGAAGTTTTTAATAAACACTTCGTTACTCTCAGTTAGTTGCTGGTTCTTCTCTTCCATCAGCTTGCGCTTACTGGTCGAGTTTTCACCTAAATACTCGATGTCATAGCATTTGTCACGCCAGAATGCCGCAGCATCTACCCCACTAACCACTGTTTTAGAGGCGTTAGGCAGATCTTTATTCTGAACGATAAACAGATGCTCATCGGTATTGCGACCCTGAATAAACTCAGGCAAGTCAGTAAAGGAATTAACGATTTGAGTCATATTAACTAACCTTTATCATTAAACAGTTGCGTAGATGGTTCCACCTGCACGCGCTTGGCCAGAGAACACTTTGGACCCGTACAGGTACAGAGTGGTAATGGCTTTGATTTCGTAGCCGGAGGGCTTCTCTACATACGATTTGGTCAACTGTTTTGCGAAACTAATATAGTCCCGCGTGAAGAACAGGATCGGCCATACACCGGAAACTTTGGTCATGTTAGTCGTTACGTGAACGTTGAAACGACCAAACTTGCCAACGTATCCGTCCATAATGGTTTCGTCAACCATATCGGTGGAACGATCGCGCAATTCAGGGGACTTCAGCATAACGGTACGCATCTCAGCTGGGATAACGATATGGCGCTCAGCTTCAGGGTTAATGTTCTGAACGTCCAGACGCTCACCCGCTTCAATGAACTGATCATAAATGGATGCAGGAGAGATAACGCGAGGCGTTGCCAGCGAACCCAAGGTGTTAGCCGCAGGCGCATCAGCATAGTGCGACAGCAAACGGGTGTCTACTGTGTTTCGCATAGCTACCGCAGCACGATCAGCCAACTGATCCTGGATATTCACAAACGATTGACGCTCATCCAGATCATCAACCCCGCCATAGACGTATTTTTGTTGGTTGATAACCAGTGTGTCGTCAGTAACTGTCATTTGTTGCAACGTTTTCGGGGCGTTACGGACATAGTCCTGGGTTGTGAAATCGCCGATCAATTGGGAGTGAACCGTGTCACCACCCTGCTTGATATCACCTTCATAGTCGGTGTTTACCAGCTTCTCCATAACACAGATATTGTCGTATTTTTTCTGAACCTTTTTACTCCAGATTTCTGGAATAAAATTGCTCATATCCTGATCGATAAAAGCCATCTAACTAATTCCTCATTTTATTTAATCCTCCCTTCACGCTGTGCTGCCTCGATATCGGCTTCAAGTTCTTCATACTGCTTGGTGCTCATTTTACTGATTTCCTCGCGAGTATAAATCTTTTTCCCCGTTTTCTTGGGTGCACCTGAGGACCGAGCGACCGCACCGCGATGAATGGAAGGCTCATCTTCTACGGTTGTATCTAATTTCTGGTCGATCTTCAGGGCTTTAATTGCACGCACTACCATATCCACTTTACCGGCTTTGGTAGCGAGACGGGCTCTGACAGCAGGCCGTTTGTTGACTTCCTCATTTATCCAGGTGGCAATCTTGGTTAAATAAGGTTTGACCTCAGGAGCTTCGGCTAATACCTCGCTCTCGATTTCATCCCATTCTGCCGCCTCAATCTGACTTTCTTTCGTCATTATCTCCGTATGACGCTTTTCCATTCGCTTTTGATACTCATGGTAAGCATCGTTAAGAGACTCGATCAGATCAAAGGTAACGCCCGACTCAGAGCTTTTGGAGGCTTCATAAAGCCGACGTTTGAGATCGCGAAATTCTTCCTGGTCATACGAGTAAAAGTTAACCGGGCGGCCACCTATCAGAACACCTTGTTCAATCGGCAATAAGCCCTTGGTTAAATTCTCGTCATTGCCTTTTTGTACTTGTTGCCGTTCGTACTCCAGATCTTCTCGTGCCGTCTCCAGCTTAATCGAGGGATCCCGATATTTTTGTACGACTTCTGCAACCTTTTCTAGTACTTTGGCCGTATCTTCGCCTGAATCCTCGCTCTCATCGAGGGTATCCTGCTGTTTTTCTTCTTCTTGATTCTGATTATCTTCCCTTGAATCTTCCGCCGTAGCCTCCTGACTGTTCAGGGTAGCCGCTTGAAGTTCAGATACCATAGATTATACCTCACTATTGACTATTTTTATCGATTGCCTTTCTTGCAGTGGCAATTAACTGCTCAGGCAGTGCTAACAAATTAGCCTTGCCCATCCATTGCGCGGTTTCAAACAGAAACTTCTCTTTAGAATCCCTGTCTGTGATCCCTTGCAAACTTTTTCGCTGATCCTCAACCATATCCTGCAGGACTTCCCATGCCGGATTGTCGAGTAAGCTACGCCACAGCTCCGCCCTGTGGTGAGGGGAGAGCTTGAGGTAATCTTTGTAACGCATTTCCACCGCCCATTTGCTGCTGCATTGCCGCCTGTTGTGCTGCCATCGGGTTAGTACTCTCAAACCCGGCTGCATTATCCTCGGATTCAACAACCTTAAAGGTTTCATCAATATCCGGGACATTCTTCAATTGAGCGGCACGCTTAACCAGCGCCGCCACATCAACCTCAATAACCTCTTTCTTAGGCACTGCAAAACCAGCTTGGAACAATGCCGGTAGCATTTGGCCCATGATCGCATCCAGATCCTGGATTTCTCGCGCCTTACCCAGCACTGAGCGCGATCCCGTAATGGTTACACGAAAATCGCATTGCTTAAGAATGGAAGGCGTAATCGGCTCAACCCCATCGGATACATAAATCGGCTCAGACACAAATTGTCGGTCATTCCAGACAAATTGCCTCAAATAAGGTTCAAGGCGATTATTCTCATAATTCTGGATAATCGGCTGGTACTTGGTACTGGTCGCTGCCGATAAAATCTGAACCTCGCCCAGTGTTCTATCCTGAGTCTGGCCCGTGTTACCCGTGGCATATGGCACGCCACCCGTCAGATCCCGGATACTCTCAATAATCAAGGGCACCAATTGAGAAATAACCGTCAGGTTTTGCAACGCGGGCATCAAAGGCCGTAACGAGTCATGCATTTGAACCGGGATCACCTCACCCGGCACAATACCATCATCCTTATCCCCCAGATACTCCATCAAAGCCGTGTCAGTCGTCAGGCCCGTATAAGCCGGATTACCGCAATTAGACAGAATGTCTACCGTCTGACACCAAAGCGTATCACCCACATTCGCCATCGGGATCGCATCCGATACATTGGATTTTCCGTATAACGTATGAGGTAAGCTGATATAAGGGACTACCGAGAAAGGCCGTTCAGCATGATCATAGGGATTGGGCCCAAAATAATGGAAGGTTGAATTATTCGAAAACACCAACACATGATTGGGATAAAACTGATCATCAATCCAGAAGTCACCCCAGCGCTCTGTCAGCCAGGCGAACTTAGCCCCCATCTTGTTATCGGCTAGCAGATCTTCCTGCTGTGAATCCAGTTTATCAATGCCAATATACTGGAATTTTGAGGTGCGCAAACCCTGATCGTCCCAAAACTCTTGGTACGTTTTAACGTCATCCTTGTTTTGGAAGTCTTTCATCTCTTTAATCTCTTGAGGATGCACCCAGCGACGCCACAGAAACGGTGTTTGATCCCATCGAGCAACACCCGGATCAATCCGCCAGTCTTCAAACTGAAGCGGGATAAAATCCGTATACTCGCACGTCGTGCGCTCAATCATCTTTTTCTTGAATTTATTAGGCACTTGTTGCCCGCGAATTGTCACAGGCTCATACGCTGGAAACATCTTGGTTTCGCGTTTAAATGGCTGCCATACCGCCGCCGTACCATCCAGAATCAGGTTTAGCCGGTCTTTAAACGTGGCCTCCAGAAACTGCTTGTCGTTCTGGCGGTCCATAACCGTTTTCATGTAAAGATCGTTATAGTCTTTACTAAACGTGTTTAAATGCTTGATATCAAAATAGCTTTCCTGCTGAGGGAACGTCGCGATATGCTGCTGAGCCCGAATCCCATCCACCGCTTTAGCAATTTCACCGCTTCTGATATTGGCCGAGGTGCGATCCGTATCGTTTAACCGTTCATTACCGGTAAACTCAGGCCGGTTGGACAAATAATGCTGCCAGTTTTCACGGCTTTGTTCACGTAAATTCCAGATCTGAGTCGTGAAGCGGATCCACTCCTGGACAGCATCACCTACAATGCTGTTTTGCTGAGCATCATCCAGCTCAACAGGCATGCAGCACTCAGGCGTGTTGCCCTCGTCATCCTCAATCGATTCAATATCTTCCTCTTCAGGAAAATACTGATAATCATCATCCTCGTACATTAGTACCCCGTGTAAGGATTGCGTTGCTTCTTACGACCTGATAACTTTGGAACTTCTCGACCTTGATGCATATGGAACAATTCAAATACTGTCCCTGCTACACAGTCTATCACATCCTCATAGGGATGCACTTCTTCTATTGTATCCTGTGTTTCCCCTTTTTGGTTCACAACATACCGATACCCCGATTGAAACCCGTCAATCGTCGTCTCACAACTCTCGTGAATCAGTATTGCCTCATGCTCGCCAATACGCTCCGCCAGCTTCTTTTTGAGCAACTCCGTTCGCTGCCTCAAGCGGTCCTTGCACGATCGGGATGCCTCGGCCGTCATAAAAATCCCATTCTCTTGAGCCTCAGTAAATGACGTATTCTGAGTATACTGGTTAGGATTTAACCCAGAGGGATCCCCAAAATCCCTGAAGCGCATGCGTTCCATCTGAGCCGATAACGATGCAACCGTTTTAAACTGTTCTGAATCACCTGAGCCGGATAACACCAACTCTTTGAAAAAGACTAACCGACCCAACTCATCAAACTGACTCCACAAGCACGCATTAACCCGCCCAAAGTCTAAATAGCGATACACCTGCCTATCAGAACTTGGGACAAAACTCCCTCGCAAGATATGAGATTTACGAAACTCTTTGTACACAAGCCCCTCCACAGAATGTTCATAGTTAATATCCAGCTCTCTGGCCACCTGACTAGGGGTCATCAGCTTAGACACAATCTGCTGATCATACCAATCCGATCGAGGATTGCCCTCATCATCATAATAAAGCCCTTTAACCTTGTCCGGGTGTACCGTCCAGTGCAAACTCAAGCCCTTCATGCCAACCGCTCCATCTCAACCCAGTCAATCCCCGTATTTTTCCGCAGTTTATAAAACCAGTTAGCCTTACCGTTAGGCGTCGAAGGCATAATAATGCAATCGGATGACTGAGATACCGAGGTAAACGCCGCTTCCCCATAGGGGTGAAACGCCATCTCATCCAGCAAAACAGCTGTATAACGGCCAGATCGCCCTGTATCCGGGTTACTGGATTCGCCTACAATCACGTTGCCATTAACCGGATGCACCAGCTTCATATGGGAATCCTGGAACTTGTTTAACGCCGGAATCATCCAATCAGGCATAAATGACAGGTTATACCGGAGCTTCTCAAATAACGTCGATTTATCGCCCTTCTTATCAACGTTATCCTCTTTCTTACTGCATACCAGCAGGTCCGTGCCTTCTCGAAACAGCCAGAACCATTGAAAGCACATCAAAACAACCCACGACACCCCCATATCACGGCTTTTTTCAATCAGCAGGTTTTCCCCGTCCAGGATGCAATCTCGAATGGTCTCAACCATGGGAATTTGGAATTGCCACAGGTTAAACGGCATATGCGCAGGCTTGACCCGTGGGTTAAACGTCCAGCAAAACGTATCAAACCAAAACAGAATATCCGATTCACACATGCTCAATAGCTCTTGCTGAACCTCAGGATGAGATTTAGCCAGCTTAAGCAGCTTGATACGATCGTCTTGATTCATAAGCCTCAAATATTTACCGTTCGGTAAATTATTGTCAAAAATTCACTTGTTTTGGGTAAATATTTACCGTTCGGTAAATATTCTGAAAAAAGATGGCTGTGACAATAGCGACAATTGTGACAAAAGCCCTAGGGAGGGGGTGCCATAAATCCCGCATATGTCTTTTGGAACCGCTCAGCATCCACTGCTTCAGGTTCAAACATGGCATCTAACGCTATATCCGTTGTTTTTTTGAATAAGTTATTGGATAACACCGGATAACGCCCAAACAACAGCGCATAGGTACTCGCTTGCACAATATCCGATACTCCGCCACCAATATCACCGGATTCGATCTTACTTACCCCATCTGACGCCGCTTTACTCGACTTTTCAACAATGCTTTGCGCCACATCTGCCGCTGCAAACGGTCTCACAAAGCCCAGGTTAATGAGTCTCGGGATACCCGCGCTATTTTCCTTGAGATAACCCCCAAAATCCGGGTCAACCGCAGCAATGGCATTGGTAATAGGCTCAGGTAGTACGGTAGTAATACCCGATGCCAAGGGATCATGTCCTAATGCCGCATTGCCCAGCGCCCCAATGGCAAAACTCATGCCCAAATACGTGCCAAACTGCCGCATGGCCTCTTTATCGCCATTAAACGCCCGAACACCCAAGCTACCTAACAGCTTATAAGTGCCAACCGTATAGCTCATCAGCTTCATGGCCGATTTGCCTGCCGGATTCCAGTAAATTTCCGGCACATCAGACAACCGTGGCACAAACATGGCTTGCTGAACGGCTAATCTACCGCCGCCCTCTGTACCATAATAGTTTTTACCCGCGTAATACATGACGTTTTTAGCCGGTGTATCGGTATAACTCAGGATGGTACGCAGCAACCCCCGTTCCTGCTGACTCATAAAGTCAAACCCGTAAACGCCTTTTTCCGTCAGCTCAGGAATTTCACGGAATAACCCGTTTTCCATTGCTGTCATAAAGCCTTTAAAGGCATTTTCAAAGCCGTATAACGACGGGGCTTTAATGGCCATCTCAAATACGTTACCAACAATAGCGGTCGGGGATGAAATCGCCAGGTTAGTAGCCGGATTGTTGACCAGCACTTCGAGCAATGCCGGGTTTTTTTCAGGGAATATCGTGCCCCCCTTATTGAGATACCAGCTTTTATAACGCTCCAAATAGCCTAACGCTTGCGGTTTAAAATCCGTTTCATCGAACCCGTCAAAGAAACTTTCAACCGCCTCACGATAAATCCGCCGATTATAGGCAACATCTGTTGCATCAAAATCCTTAAGAACATCGCTTAAAACCTCCTCAAATTGCCCAACAAAGCTCTCCCCAAGCACGCTCGATGGATTACGCATGCTCAGAAAGATCTCTTTTGTCTTCCCCATTAGAGTACGGCTTTCAGCCTCAGTCTCGAATTTAAACTTTTCCAGCATATTCATTGCCGCTATACGATCCGCCGAAATGACCGGAGTCGAATACGCCGCATCATGCAATTGACCGCCCAGCTCACCCGACATCTCAGAGTAAGCCTTCATGCCTGCTACACCCGTTTTTTTCTCAAGGTAATCAAAGGGCACGCCACCCGTGACGAAGTCGTCCATGGTGCCCATAATTTTACCCATGATTGTAGCGGGACTACATTCCATTATTTCACCCCTAAATCAAGCGCATTACAGAACGCCCGAACATTATCTAATGGGCTTTCCTGCAATGCATAGTAAATTTTATTGAGATCCGACACTTCTGCCGCTCTGCCTTGTTTAATTGTCTTGTCAATCAACGCCCGAACATCGTCCGTCAGCTCAGCCGTTGCCCCTAAACGCTTGGCATTCTCTAACACCTTCACAAACAACTTGGCCTGTGACGTGTTCATAATTGACGGCGGCTGAGGCTTGCGAGCCAACCACGCCCCAGCATCAAACACCCCAGGCGTCTCGTACACACTGGGATACATGCCCGTAAAACCCGGCTCATCCGATGGGGCCAGCTTTGTCATCATCGACCCTTCAGCCGTGCGATTAAAGTAGTAATTCGCTATATGACCGTCACGGTTATACCCAACCCCAATGACGCCCTTTTTCGTCACAGCAAACCCCAAAGGCGTCACCAGCCCTTTATCCTGGATACCCCCGCGTGGCCCGGCAATATCCGCCACATACGACAGCATCGCCTTAGTACCATTCCGAGCCGATTCATCCCATAACTGCATAGCTGGTAAAATCCGCTTCAAATCCACGACACTGGCGGCTTGCGCCATCGCCTGATCTAATGGTAGCACTGGAACAGAGTTACCCTGATTCAAGGGCAATTGCTGAGCTACCCCAGTCGCCGGATCAACGTCCGTCTTGAGCAATTCTTTTAAATGCGGGTGCAAACTGCCCAATGTCTGCTCATACAGCCCTTGCTGTTTATAATGCTCCAGCATCATAAAATCTGCTTTAATAGCCCCCATTTGAGCCTTGGTTAATTCACCCTTTTGGGCCAAATCAGCCCGCTCTAAAAACCGTTTTACATAGCTCTGAGGGGCCTGAACCATACCCGTCTCTAGTGCTGTTCTATACTGGCTGGCCATCGTCGGCACTTGCGCATCAGGAATATCTGCCGACATTGCCCGCAGATCCTGACGAGGCGGAGCGGCTCCCTGAAACTGCTCTTGATACGTCTTAAAATACGCCTTGGCTTCATCCAAACTGTTAAACCCAGACCCGCGCATGCCCTGAGCAATCATTGTATCCAAATCACCCACCAATGGCGTAGCAGGCATGAGTTGTTGTTCAATTCGTTTGGGTAATTCGGTTACCGGTTTATCCGGGATAATAACCGCTTTTTCATCCTGGATAATTTGTAACTGGTTTTCAAGCTGCCGATCCAATTGCGCTTTTTCCAGCGGATTCGGTTGGCGGCCACCCCCGGAATAATCAGCGGTCATTTCACGCTCACGACGAGCGGCAATGTCCATGGCCTCAGTCCAAAAACCTTCATCCACATTGCGCCCAAAATCTGACGCTTCACTATCAAACACTTTGGTTAAATTCTTATGCAAGTCATCCAGCGTCAGCGAGTTATCCAGATCATCTAAATACGCCTGACGTTGCTGCATCATAAACTCAGCAAAATTGTCTTCCTTAACCGCCTGGATGTTAGCATCGCGCTCACCCTTGCGTGAGAGGACATCCATAGCCTGAATAAACCCGGCATTATCAGGCGTTTCACCTTGCAGCAAGACCGCGTTTAATCGCTCATTAGCAAATGTATCCAGCTCTCTGAGAAAAGCGGCCTGACCTGCTTCCCCTTTGGTCATCATCGACACCAGCGATTTATACGGGTTTGCAGCCCCTTGACGCTTGCTCAACTCAGCAAAGAAACCGGGCACCGAAATTTGATCTGATACCTTAACCTTACCCGCGCCCGGCACAAATACCGTGATCTCTGCACCTTTCTTTTGATAGGGCACGCTGAACCGCTCAGCAAAATCTGCAAAGGGCATATCCAGCTCTTTACTCTCATTCATAGCCTGCAGGATATTTACCGCTTCCTGCTTACCAAACAAAGGTTTGTCCACAGGCAACGTCTTTTGACCATAACGATTCTGATACCCTTCCTGAGCAAACGGATTAATATCCAAATAAGACCCAGGCTCTGCATCCTTAGCAATGGTTTTAATGTGATCCTTTAAATCACGGCCCAATTGTCGGATCTGCATCTCGGTTTCATTAGGCATAACACCCTGCAAAAACTCCATAAAATCGGCATCACGTTTGCTAGGATTTCGCTGAGCCACAATAAACAAGGCTTTGTCAACATCAGTCAGATTTAACCCTTCAAATTGCTTTTGCCCATAGTTATAACGAGGCTTGGCAAACGATAAATCCTTAGGCAACTTGGCATTCCAATCATACCCTGTACCTACTGCCGTAGGACTGCTCCCTTTGTCTAACAAATCGGTCATTCGAGCCGCCGTCATTCCGGTTGCGCGTGAACCAGGCAAAGCACTCGGATCATATGGTTTCGCGGACACTTCTCCCGGACTGAGGCCCATATCAACGAGCGGCGCGGGCGCAATTTCAGGTTGAAGTACTCGACCCGCAGCTGGACCCACAGCGGCAACGGGTTCAGGTCCAGCGACTGGCCCAAATTGATCCGCTCTTGGTCCAATTTCAATCGAAGCCGGTTCAAACGCAGCACCTCGACGAGCCACACCTGTGCCAGGAATTCCCGTTGCTCCACCGATACCTGCTCCTATTGCTGTCTGTGTTCCTAATTCAGGTAAATCTACCTGACCATTCCGAGCCAATTGCACCGCCAGGTTAGTCCCACCTGCACCTAAACCACCTAAAGCGGCATTAGCGGCGATTCTTTTAGCCATACTAGCCCCTTTGGCCACAGGAATAAGCGAGGTTGCTGCATCCAACCCCCCCTGCACAACCGCCTCACCATAATTAGGCGCACGGCCAGCCATCTGCTGCTGGTCCAGCGTGTTACCAAACCCTAACGCTGCCGATGTGCCCCCAATAGCTAACGCCGTGGGCACCGTTCCAGCCCCACCTGTCAACAATGTTGCCGCTGCTACAGGCAAAAAGCCACCGCCCACAGCCCCAATCATACCGGATGGACGACTAGGATCATACGGCACCTTAACTGTGCCTGCTGAACCCGTTCTGATCGCCGCATTAACCGCGTTTTGAACATCATTCAGGTTGCGCCCGTGCTGGATATCATCCACCGTTTTAATGATTTGCTGTTTTTGAGCCTGTAACGCCCCTTCTACATCAATTGTTGGCACCTGTACCGGTGCTGCTTGAGGCGCTTCAGATACAGACCCCGCCAGGCTGTTGGTAATTTCCTGAATCTTGGCCCGTTCAGCTTCATCAATGCCCTGAGCAAACTTGCTGAGCGCCTGAGGAATACCCGCCGCTTGAGGCTGATACGTCTCGCCCGTGATGCCTAAACTCTCCAGTGTAGGCAGATCTTGAACTGGTAAGGATTCATTGACAGTTGGAGATGGTTCCACAGCTTGGTTTTGAAACTCATACCCCGGAGCCTTTACATCCTGAGCAATCTGAATCCCCTCCGCCTCCGGTGTTGCCATAGCAATAGGCTGAGGCGCAGGCGGTTTGGTAGGATCATACACCGAGTACTCATCAAACAAATTGGGCGTATTAAAGTTAAGATCAGCCACCGAATTAGGCACATTGACCGGTGGGGATGCACTGGCTGCCGTTAATTCTCCTTGGGGCTGCCCTTTTACGGCTGCAACGACCTCTCCCCAACCCTGAAATTTATCCGGGTCTAATAATTGCCCCTTAGCATCCCGAATTTCCAAGTGTAAGTGAGGCCCTGAACTACGGCCAGTACTACCCACCAGCCCTAATGTTTGGCCAGCACCAACTTTGTCACCCACCTTAACATTACGCTTTTGCATGTGGCCATATAACGTTGTCGATCCATCCCCATGACGGACCTTGACATAATTGCCCCAGCCACCTTCATTAAAGCCCGACTCAACAACCACACCATCCGCAGGTGCATGGATAATCGACCCACCTTTTGCCGCTAAGTCGCGACCTTTATGAGGTCTACCCCGGCGCTTGTACTCTCCTTGCCCAGGCGTAATACCGAAAGGGCTACTATCACTGTAGCCCCCCGGTAAAATATCTGAAAAGTAACGCTGTTTAGCCATTCTTATGTAATGCGTTCCACATCGACTGCATGAACGCCTTACCATCGTCATACACGGCTACAAACTCATCCTGAGTACACGTCGCCTTGAATTTAGACGGCATCTTGTCATACACCCAATCCAAGGTTTTGTTTTTGTCAAACGCTGCCGACAAAATCGGTAACAACGTCAACGCATACGTAACAGTTCTACTCGGAAAACTAAACATAAACTACACTCCTAGTATATTTTCCAACCAAATGACGTGCCATCGGCCCCTTTTTGTTCCCTAGGTTTGGCATCCTTTAAGTTATTCCGTTTAATAAACATTTCGGCTTCACGCTGGGAGCCAAAAATAGCTTGGCTATTGATTAATTTACGCCCTGGTGCAGCAACTAAATCCTCAAATGTTTTACCTAACTTGGCATTGATCTGTTGCGCGTTTTTGTCCCTTTGGGTTTGTTTTCGGGGAGTCAATTTTATTGCCGCATCTCCCGTCTGACCTAATGGCTCATTAACGGGAATCTCAACCGCAGGGCCAACAACGCCCGGAGGAAGCTTGGTCTCATCCACCTCAACCTGATTTATAACCCCGTTCTTACCTTTTTGGTACATGTAAACTTTATTGTCTGAACCCCGGAAGTATTGCCCCGGTGTCGCTTCAGCCGGTTTAATCGACTCACCCTTAAGCGTGGCCATAGCCGTATTGTACACTTGCACTTTGTTGGCATCCTGATACCAATTCGGGTTTTTGCCATTCTCAGACAGCGTATTGACCAAATTAACCCGCTGAGCCTGGATAATCCGCTCTCTTTCATCCGCCGTTTGTGCCTTTTGCAGGTTAAATCGAGCCGTGTCAAGCTCTGTCTTAAGCTTTTCAGGCAAACTAGCCAGCTCAAGGTTACCCTTGGTAATATCCTGCTCTTTTTTCTGGATATCCAAGTTGGCTGATGTTACTTCCTGAGCCAGTTTAGTGGGCTGAACACCCAGTTCATTTTCTTTCATCGCCGTGGTGATAGTAGCCTGTTTACCCGTCTCTTGGGCTTGCTGAACTCCCTCAGGAGCCACAAAATCAATCCCATACGCCTTAAGGAAAGACCGACCAATTGAAGCTTGCTGAGGATCATTTGACAAAGCCATTTTGCCAGCAGGGATTTTATTACCTTGCGCATCGGTCACAACAATACTTTGTAACGCATTAAGAAAATTAGTAGCACCAGTCTGAGCCGCTGTGGTGGTTTCAGCACTTTTAATCGTGGTTCCAGTAAACAACGACTTGGCTAACTCAGGGTTTTGAGCCACCGCTGCAATAACTTCAGGCTTTGTCCCTTGGGGCAATACCGCCGCAGCCGCTCTGTAACTATTCTGGTATTGACTTTGAGCCGCTCGCTCATACTCAGCCATCATCTCTTCACGACGCTGAGCCTCAGCCTGCATCATCGCCGCCAGACCCTGCTGGTCTTCCTCCTGTTGACGTCGCATACTCGACGCTTGCCCCAACCGAATCACATTATCCAAGCCCTTTAACACGCCCTCGCCCACGTTCTGGGCCCCGGATGTATCCAATTGAGCCAGCTGTAACGCCCGATTGCCGCCCATCATCGCCCGATAAGCCGGTAACATCGACTGACCTTCCATACCCGCCAGCGTTTTGTTACCATAAACAGCCTGTCTTGCATAGTCCTGAGCGGCTTGCTGCAAGTTAAACGGCTGCTGCTGCGCGGCTACCATATTGGCCATCGTGCCCATTAGTAACCCACCGCCACGTTACGACCTAACAACGAGCCTACACCCCGTGCAGCTGAACCTGCCGCACCCAATGAGCTCAAGCCCTTCAATGCACCAAACCCAAGGCCCCCCAGGCCACCTGTAGCCAATGACCCAAGCCCGGTAATGCCTGCCCCGATTAATGAGCCCATAGCCGCCTGATTACGTGCCTTTTGCTGGGCTTCCTGCTGCGCATTAAACATCGCGACTTGATCCGCTTGAGCCACCGCATTATTCAGGTTAGCACTGGCCGCCGCACCCACCGGGTAAATCAGGTTAGCCAGGTTAGACAATACACCCTGACTGGTATTCACGTTGCCTGTTGCCGTATCCTGCATCAGCTGGAATGCGCGAGTAATATTGTCGACGTCCGTCTTACCCCGTTCTGCAGCAATTTGAGCCGCTAACGTTCCTGCTGAGGTTGAGTTAATCACACCACCTCTGGACATGTTGATCGCCGCATCCGCCATTGCTTGATCATACGCGCTTTTATTCTCGCGCTGCAACGACTCATAAAACGGCGTCTCACGGGCATAATTGAATAGATCACGAGGATTCTTGTTCAGGTATTCAAGGTTGTTGTTAAGGCCAATCTCTGCCAAGCCTTGAGCTTTGTACAACTCAGGCTTAAGCACTGCCGACATCGCGTAACGGCCCTGATCCGGCATGTATTGCGCCACACCATAGCCAAATGGCGTCGTGTAGTCTGCTGAGTTCACCCCAGCAAACCCGGATTGAGCCTTAGAAGCTTTACCGCCTAAAGACACTATGTCAACCTCGATCGATACTCTCTAAAATGCATTTTATAAAATATTATATCACGTTCCTGATGGAAGCGACTGAACCCATTATGCGCCAGTAACAGCCGTAAATGGCTCATCGCCTTGGGAACCTTGCAGACAATCTTACCCCGTTTGTACCGGTTAAACGCCAGTTCCACACCCGCCTTGAGCATCTCTAGCGCCGTTTGCTTAATACCTGTGGCCGCCACAATGTGCGCCTCCACCGTGCGCTTATGCACCTCGAACTCAATAATACCCACCGGCATAGGCCCTAACCAGGCAATAACATACCGTGAAGGATCGAGCAGGAAGTCTGCCAAGACTGTTTTAACTTGAGGAATATCATTGACAATTGGGGATAATCCAACCAGAGCCGTGAATGCTTTAACCGCTTCATCGTCCGGGATGTCACCTGGGCTAAACAGCTGGAATGTGATCATTTCCCGATAATCCGTTTCATTTCAAGGATTGGATCAATGGCCTTGCCTTCCGTATCCGCGATAGCGTTACCCCGACGGCCATAATCAGAGAAACGTTTGTCGCCAATATAAAGAAGCAGCTTGTCGTTAACTTTGCCGTCATGCTCTAACCCATTGAGAAGCTTAGTTTCCCAATAAAACAAGCCGTGACTGTGACCCTTCTCATAGGCCAGCCTAAACGGGATAGACGTCTTAAGCCAGCGCTCAACTTCACGTTGAGAAACGTTACACAATGCACCAAATGAGTCGATACTATAGCCGTGTTTCATGTGCTCTAACAGTAGGCCAGGATGAACCTGGGCGTCATACTCGCTCAAGTCGATGTCATCCGGGAGTGTGATCTGATAATCGGCCATAACACCCTTACTATATCACGGCATAGAAAAACCGGCATATGATAACACAGCCGGTTCCAAAAGACCTAAGCAAATAAAACACAATATTACACATCTTCACAAGTCTTCCCCATTATAGCATAATAGCCGGATTGATAGTGGGGTTTTTCACCTCAAAAACCCAGCATAAAAACCAGAATTTGTCAAATTTTACCCAAAAACAGGCTTAACGCACTATTAGAAAATCGGGATAGCCGGGTAAAGTTACCAGTATAGCCGGGTTTGAGCGATTTTCATTTTTTTTAACTACATTTTATAATTCTTCCAGCGTTCCACTTTTACCTATACTATACGGATTGTAAACAATAGGTAAAACCTACCATATCGGGATTTTGGGGGGTCGAAATAATTCATCTAGCAGAATTATTTTTTTGTAAAGCACTGTATATACTTTTTGAGATTTACTAGTACACTTTCAAAACGGGGTAAAATGGCTAGAAGCTAAGCGGGGAGTCAATCTTTACAGCGGGTAAAGTATTTCAAAAGCTGGAAGGAAGGAACAAACATAACACGGCTATCGGGTGAAAAAACCTAAGGTTGTAAAGACAATCAGCATATCCAATGTTACAATACATGCAACACGTACCTGTACTCAAGTGTAGTACCATAAGACTTACTTGACACAAATGCACTACGAATCCGCACTTAACAATGTAACTACAGAAGGGGCAAAACCCTTGCAGGAGTAGGGGCGTATTGCTTATCAATACAGTGCCAATAGGTCTTCTAATAGCGGGTTTCGGCGATTCAAAAAATACAAGCCGGTTATAGTGTCGTTTTCGAGACACCCTAAAAAACGTGTAAAAACCGCTTAACAAAATATATCCTTTACAAAGTGACAATACACTGATACAACCCTTGACGTAAATACAGTACCTGCTATAATAAGAGAGTAAGGTAAATAAATCCCCGAGTTAGTCAAGTAAAGGAACGAAGCAAATGAGCCGTTATAAAGTTGAGTTAAAAACCGACAAGGATTACTACACGGATAAGATTGTGAAGTATTCAGTAGTGGTTTATGAGTGGCAGACAACCATTGGTGGTGAGGATTTCAAACCCGTTGTTTGGAATCACTACAAAACCCTGAAGGGTGCCCAGGCTAACCGTGATATGTTGCGTAAAGCGTATAACTGTGAGGTGGCGTAGTGATGATGACTATGGCGCAAAAACGTGAGGCCCTACGGTTAAAAACGGGCCGCATGTACCTAAAAACCACCACAAAAACCGGTGTAGTCCGCTATTACCAATTGGTTAATGGGTACAAGTTTATCGTGTCCTATGCCGCTGTTCAGAAAAACATTAGGTTTGGTATCCCTACAGTAATTCAGGAGGTGTTTAACTAATGACTGAAGAAGAAATGGCAATAGTGGCTAAAGATGCTAATCGTCACCAGAAAATCATATGGGACCTACAAGCTGAAAACGAAGCCCTAAAGGCGTTGAATGCTGAGCTACTTATGGAGCTTGAGAACGCACTCAGTGAGCTTGAATCCATCCAAAAACATAACGTAGCACCGTCTGAAGCCTATTTAGCGGATGTGTTGTGCCACATTGACGCGGTTATCACTAAAGCCAAAGGAGTACAAAGCTAATGACTAACAGCACGACACCCCAACACACGCCCGGCCCCTGGGCACCCTACCACAATAAAAGTCATTGCGGCGCAACAACTATAGACTATTTTGGGGTGTCGTCACTGGCAATAACAGATGAGAATATATGCAGTACTGTATGTCATATAGCAGACCCCGGCGGTAGGGGCAGGCAAGAGGTATTAGCCAACGCTCAACTCATAGCCGCCTCACCTGAATTGCTGAATGCTCTGGAGGACTTAGTGGCGACAATAACAGACGCGCTAGAGTTGGATGACACAGGCACAGACATAGACGGGTACACCTTGATTACTGTGGCTGCCGCTAAGGAAGCCATAAACAAAGCGCGAGGAGGACGAAACTAATGACTAACACGCAACACACGCCCGGACCTTTGTATATTGATGGTCAACGCGAGGGTGAGAAAATCCGTGTTTCAAACACTTTAGATGGTCAAGGTAATAAATGTGTGTTAATCCGTGCCAATGGTGCACCCTTTACACCTGAATACTCTGCTGAAATTCATTTAACACCCCAGCAAGCTGGTAATTTAGCGTTTAATTTAATGTCTCGCGCATCCAGTCTGGGTTGTGTTGACGCTAATGTATGGCATTGTGAACCTAGTCGACACCCTGACTACGCAAACCGACAATCCAATTTATTCGCCGACGGTGTGGTTATAGCAAATATTAATTGGCGTTCCTGTCTCCCAAATGAGCGCCTAGCTTACGATGCACTTATTACACAAGCCCCAACCTTACTAGAGTTACTGACTGAATGTGCTTTAGTTGCAGATATTCCTAACGAATTATATAAGCGTGTTACTGACGCTATAAACAAAGCCAAAGGAGACCAAATAAATGCTTAGATACGGTGTAGCGCATCACAGTGAGATAGCCCCTAATGGTATGCGGGGGTTTTATCTCACAACCCTGGATAACGAGCAATTAGTAACGCCTGTGTTTCAGTCGTTTGTGTACCTCAAGAATCACCTGGATCAAAATGCCTGGAAGCATATGCCCCATCTTGGCAAAGGGATTTACTCTCGCAAGCGCAGGGTGGCTGTGTGCCCTACGGGGAACCCGCGCAATTCTCGCAATGTGCGGTTATCGGATACCGTGTGGGAGTGGCTCAGAACACGTCACCCGGTCGGAGCCGCACGCGCAATTGAACATTGGTTCATGGAAGACCAGCTTGCCCAGACCCGCAAGTC